CTGATGCTGATAAGGTTCGTAAAATTATTGGTAAGAAAAAGGATGCTCAAGAATTTGATCAATTTAAAGATCAATTCATTAACAACTCAGTTCAATATATTCAAAGACCAATTGCAGAAAGAATTTGGCATGACTTTGAAGCACATGCAAACTATAGTTTTAATAAGGCTCATGCTGTTGCATATTCAAAACTATCATATTGGACGGCATGGCTAAAGTATTATTATCCAGTTGAGTATATGTATGCTCTACTTAAGAATGAATCTGATAAAGATTCTAGAACAGAGTATCTTATTGAATGCAAGAGAATGAAAATACCTTTGAGACTTCCTCATATTAATGAATCAGACATTGATTTCAAAATTGAGGGGCAGTCAATTAGAATGGGATTGTCTTCAATTAAATATATTTCCAATGGCGTGGCAACGAAGATTTGTAATATGAGGCCGTTTACATCGTATGCAAATTGCAGAGAAAAAATGTTAGTGAAAAAATCTGGAATAAATATTAGATCCTTTAATGCAATGGACAATGTAGGAGCATTGACTTTTGACGATAACCCAAGAGATAATGATCGTATTAAGCAAAATATGTATGAGTATCTTAATCTTCCAGAATTTGGATCTATTATTCCCATAGAGTTTGCCCCGTTTATGACAACATCTGATGATTATGACGAAAATGGAGCACACATTCTTTCTGGAGTTGTAAAGAAGATAAAAAGAAGCTCTACATGGTCTAGAATCGAGTTTATGGATGCTCTAGGAGTTGTTGGCGCATTTGACTCTGAATCTTCCAAGATAGAAGACGGTAGGCATTATATATTTGCCATTGCAGATAATAATATAACAGAAGCAATTCCTGTAGATGAATTTGAAAAACATAAAGAAAATCCATTGATGATCTACCTTGCATTTAGAAATCTGCCGTGCAAGGATGATGAGAGCTATGTTGTTGCATTCAAAACTAAGATGACAAAAAAGGGACAAAGAATGGCAACAATGATGGTGTCAGATTCTCGAAAGAATATAACAAGTGTAATTATATTTCCATCAATGTTTTCTGAGGCATACATGAAGTGCGAGCCAGGTAATTCAATTGTAATGAATACAATAGAAAGGGAGGGAAATAAAGTTCTTAGAGAGGTAGTTTCATGGCGAAAGTAGTAGATGTAAATGAAGTTCTTTCTCAATTAAGTCCTTCGATAAGGAAGAAAATATCAACTGGATCAACTGTTGAAATTAATAAACAAGAAACTCCAAGTATTAGGTTAAATCATGCTCTCAAAGGTGGATTTGCATATGGGCGTCAGATTCTAATTTGGGGAAATAAGTCATCAGGTAAATCTTCATTCTGCCTTCAGTTAATAGGAATGGCCCAGAAAGAAGGAAGAGTTTGTGCATGGATTGATGCAGAGCAGTCGTTTGACAAAGATTGGGCAATAAAGCTCGGTGTAGACCCAGACACACTTGTTTATTCTTCTGCAAGAACAGTTAACGAGATGGTTGATGTTGCCACTGGACTTATGTCTGCCAATGTAGATCTTATTGTAGTAGATTCGATATCTGCTCTGCTGCCTGCAATATATTTTGAAAAAGATTCAACAGAATTAAAGCAGTTGGAAAACACTAAACAAATAGGTGCTGAGGCAAGAGATATGACAAACGCGGTAAAAATGTTAAATTATGCTAATAATCAAGATGCTCAGTCCCTTCTTATTTTAATATCTCAACAAAGAAATAATATAGGTTCAATGTATGCAAGTCATCAACCAACGGGCGGTCAGGCAGTAAAATTCTTTTCAACAACAGTAATTAAATTATTCTCTAGCGAGTCAGATAACAATGCGTTAAATGGAAGTATCACGGTAGGAGATAAAATTATTCAAAAGAAAATTGGCAGAAAGGTTATGTGGCATATTGATTTCAATAAAACAGGTACGCCTTTTGCCACTGGAGAGTATGACTTTTACTTCGATGGAGAATTATATGGTGTTGATTCTGTTGCAGAAATAGTTGACCTTGCCATTGATCTTGGAAAGATTGAGAAAGGTGGGGCATGGTATACCGTATTGGGAGAAAGATTGCAGGGAAGGTCAAGAGTAATTGAATATCTTAAACAGAATGTGGAGAAACTAGAAGAGATGAAACAACTTGTCCGAGAATAAAAAACCACCAAGTAGATACATGCTTTTGCATGGAAAGTTTGATTGTAAAAATCAAAAGTGCAAGCATATTTGCACAAAAGCAAGATATTATTTTGACACAATGGATATTACATGGTTTTGCGAAGAAAAGCATTTATCGGTTAGTTCAATTAAAACATATAGAGGATATTAATGAGTGAGAGGTCTGAATTAAAAAAAATAGGAGCCAAGCCACATCGCAATAGTGGTCGTGGATGGAAAAAAGCTGACGGAAGTTTGGAAAAATATGTTGTAGATATCAAAGAATACAAAGAATCTTTCTCAATTAATCGTAATGTTTGGTCTAAAATTGTTACAGATACCCTGAGAGTTGATTCAAGTAAAAGTCCAGTCATTATGGTTGTTTTGGGTGAATCTAAAAAAATAAGACTTGCTATAATAGAATGGAGTGATTTTGAATATCTGAATGAAAGGGCATATAATGGACAAGACGACGATTGAACTTATTAATGATGTGAGTGAGTTTGTTGATATAGCTGAATATATGAATGATGATGAATTAACCGCAGCTCTTGCAGAGGTTGCTAAACTTATTGCTAATCCTGACATAACTCCACTTAAGGCTCAAATTCTTTTAATTAAGCTTCAGGCATACTCTGCAAAATTTGCTATGCTTGCATCGTGGTATGCAAATGTTAAGAAAGATGAAAGACCAAAGAAAAATGTTTATTATTCAGCAAGAGATGCTACTGACAGACTTTGTGATGCTTTAAAGTATATGGTGAGATCTGTATGAAAGCAATACTTGAATCAGTTCTCCTTATTGATAAATCTAAGTCGAATATAAAAAATAAAACAACTATTGACCTAGATGTTATTATTGAAAAAATTTATCAAGGATATCTTCATGAAAGAAATCCAAAACACGTTCAAAAGAAAACATTTGCTCCATCAGCACTTGCTTACGGTCATGGAGAATGCCCAAGATATTGGTATCTTGCATTTGAAGGAAATGTTTTTGAAGACAGTGCCACTCCTCAGCAAATTGCTAACATGGAAAATGGAAGTCTTAGTCACGAAAGAATTCAAGACAAACTAACAAAATCAAATATTGAACTTGTTCATGAGCTTGATATTAGAAGTAGTGACCCTCCAATTTATGGGAAGGCAGACTCTATTGTCAATATAGACGGTCAGAGTGTTATTCTTGAAATAAAAACAGTCAATGCAGAAGGATTTAAAAGAATATTAGATTCCGGCAGTCCAAGAAAATATCACGTTCTTCAGGTTCTCATATACATGAAGATAAAAAAGATTAATATTGGTGCCATTTTATATGAATGTAAAAATAGTCATGATATGAAAATATACCCCGTTGTTGTAACCGAGGAATATAAAAAATACATGGACTATCTTTGGGGGTGGATGAGAGATGTTTATGCAGCATGGAACAATAAAACAATTCCTAAAAGACCCTATAGAGGTCAAGTAAAGATATGCCAAGAGTGTCCGGTATTTAAAATATGCTATGAGCTTGAAGATGGTGTTTTAGAAATAAAGAGAAGGAAAAAAGAATTTGAATGCTAATTGAGTTTTGTCATCTATGTGGTGAAGAATATAGCACAAAGATGAAGAATCAAAAGTATTGCTCTTCTATTTGTAGAGAAACTGCTACAAAGCAAAAGATAGAAGATCGTGCAAGAATGAATAGAAATAAAAAAAGAATGAAAAACCCAAGAAAGTGCAAGGGTGGATGTGGTACTATAATAAGCGTATATAATGATCATGGGTTTTGCAATATATGTCAGACAGATGTTAAAAAAGTGGAGGAAGCTCTTAAAGAAATAAGACTCTTCTTTGATTATGAAAAAACACAAGATATCTGACATCATAATGCCTAAAAGAATTATGACTGTAGATTCTTCTACAAACTCAATGGCATTTGCTATATTTAATAACGGATCTTTAGAATCTTATGGCAAGATAAATTTTACAGGATCTGATATTTATTATAAAACTGGAGATGCAAATAAAAAAACTTTAGCTATTATTAAAAAATTAAAACCAGATGCCGTTGTTCTTGAAAGTCCTATATATTCAAATTCACCAAAAACTGCAATGAATCTTGCTCTTGTTCAGGGCTCAATATATGGTGGTTGCTATATGGGCGGGGTAAGAATATTTAGATCAATATCTCCTATTCAATGGCAAAATTATGTTGGTACACGACTTTTAACAGCAGAGGAAAAATCTGAAGTTGAAAAAAAATATCCAAATAAATCTAAATCGTGGTATAAGTCAAAACAAAGAGAAATTAGAAAAGCAAAAACAATAAAGTCTGTTAATGATAAATTCGGAATAAAGGTAGCTGATGATGATGTTGCAGACTCAATTGCTCTTGGATGGTTTGTCTCAGATAGATGGCTTGCCATTTTTGATGTTTAGGTGTAGAATATACATAGGATGTGAATAAATTGACAAGAAGAGATTTATATAAAAATAAGTCGTATCTTCAAAAAAGATATGTTCAAGATAAGAAAACTCCAGAAGAAATAGCTCAAGAATGTGGGTGTAGTGTTCAAACAATATATACATATTTAAATATGTATAACTTAAGATTCGGGAGGAAGGGAAGGCGATGAGCGATAATATTTCATTTAAATTTGAAACGGCAATGAAGCTTAAGGATGAGGCTCCCGCTGGAGATAAAATTCTAAATGAATGTATTGATATTGCATTAATGTTGATTGGGAAAAACATATCTTATGGAAATTCTGCAATTGATCCAATTAATATATTCTCAAAAATTAATACAATAGAGCAAATTAATGTCAGAATTGACGACAAACTTAATAGAATTAAAAAGGGATCGTCATATTTGCAGGAAGATACCGTCAAAGATTTGATTGGATACCTTGTTCTTAAGATTATTGCAGAGGATGATGTGGAGGATCAGAAAGTATCTCAAAAGTTTGATAAACTTTCTAGATTAAGTGAAATGACAGAGGAGTCAATTTCCAAGTCATACGATCTTTATAAAAAAACAATTCCCAAGTCAGAGGATGACTTTGTTGTTGCTTTTGGTCGTCAAGCAGGAAGTGAAATTTATGAACTTTATAAAAAATCTATGATTGGTCACGATCTATAATGGCGACGACAGATGTTATTGGAGGAATGCAGAAAAGAAAGCCATATAAAAATCATAACGATCCTTTCACAAGATATCCAACACTTGAGGTATCTAAGACGGTATTGAATTATGGAGATCTTTTTAAGGTTAAAGGAAAGTTTGGCGGAATATTTAAATTTAATGAATATGTTGTTAATCCAGAAAATAACATAGGTTGGGTCAGTTGCTTTAGAGTTGAAAAGGGAATTGTTCAGGGATACTTTGCATGTAGAGTTGATCAAGTTTGTATAATTAAACCAAAAAAGCCTGTTAGAAAAAGACGACCAAGGAAAAAAAATGAGGAGTAATGTCAAAAGAATTAGATGTCATTAATCATTTAGACTTAGTTAACAAAGTTGCTTCGGAATATTTGATGGGCAATGATATTTCTATCATATGCACTAATCTTAATATGCCTAGAAGCAAAGTTTTGGCACTACTAGATGATTGGCGATCAATGGCATCTAATAACGATGCAATTCGAGAAAGAGCAAGAGAAGCTCTTGTTGGTGCAGACCAACACTTCTCTGCTCTTATCAGAAAAACATATGAGGTTATTGAATCATCAGATATGGCGAACAATCTTAGTGCAAAAACTACGGCAATCAAACTTATTGCAGACATCGAGTCAAAAAGACTTGACATGTTGCACAAAGCCGGTCTTTTAGAAAATAAAGAAATAGCAGAGCAGATTGCAGAAACAGAAAGAAAACAGCAAGTTCTTATCAATATACTAAAAGAAATATCAACAGAATATCCTGAAATAAGAAAAAGAATTATGACTCGTTTATCAGAAATTCAAACAGGCATGGTTGTTGTCGATGCAGATTGATGTATCAGAGTTTCTTGATGCCCTTGATGATGATCAATTTGATGAAACGCCGGTAGATGTTAAAACATTTGTAGAAGATTCTAATTATTTAGGTATTCCTCCTCTATCTGAATATCAATATGTGATGGTAGAGTGTATGAGTCAAATATATAAAGAAAAAGATTTAATAAAAATAATGGGTCCTTATGAAGGAAAGACTCATTATGACAAATATACAAGAAATGAAATTATTTTACAGCTAGGAAAAGGATGCCATGCTCCATATACAAAAGTATTTAATCCAAATCTAGGAAAATGGGAAGATCTTTCTTCAATGAAAGAGGGTATGGTTGCTACTAAAAAAGGAAATGAATACGCAACAGAATCTTTTTTTGAAGGTGTTGGGCAAATGGTTAGAGTCAAAACGAGCCTTGGATTTAAAGAAGATGTTTATATAGGTCACAAATACCTGTGGATGAAAAAAAATAAATTTTATAAAAGATTAAGAGATAATAATCAGGGTTCATTTGAAGAAATAAAAAATATATCAATAGGAGATAGAATAGCTATTGGTCTAAACATGCAACCAGAAAATCCAATTAATATACCAGAAGAACATGCAGAACTTATTGGATACTGGCTTGGTAATGGAATGTTGCCGTACAACAAGAATCCAATTATTAATATGGATTTTTCTTCAGAGGAGCATGAAAGTATTGAAAATTATTTAAAGTTGTGCCACTTAATTGGTGATGAACCAACAAAAAGAATTCATAAAAATAAGAAAATGATTTCATTTATTCACGGAAGAAATTCTGTTTCAGTACAGTTAGCTCGTAAATATGGAATTTGGGGACTAAGAAGCAAAACAAAATTTATTCCCGATGCAGTATGGAAATCAGATAATAAAATTTTTGCTAAAACAATTGCACGACTATGGCAAACAGATGGTTGCATTTATAAAAAAAATGGGATGATTGCAGAGTATGTTTCTGTTTCTCAACAACTAGCAGAAGATATGCATCGTGGATTATTAAGACTTGGTATTCCTTCAACTATTAGATCAAAAGTTCCTTCTTCTAATTTTCCTAATGCATCAATGGCATATTATGTAACTGTGGGCAGTCAGGAGTGTTTTAATGTTTTTGCAGAAAAGATAGAACTTCTTGATCATAAAAGAGCTATTAAACTTAATAAAAATGGAAGAATTTATGCAAGAATTGATGAAAATATATATTGGGATAAGGTTGTTTCTATTGAACCAATAGGAGAGGGGGAATATTGGACAAGAACTGTGCCAGATTCTGGACATTATATTGGCAATGGATTTATTTCTGCAAATAGTGGTAAAGATCACTGTTCAACCGTTGGATGTGCTTACCTAGTTTATAAATTATTATGTTTAAAAGATCCATCTAGATATTTTGGGAAACCTACCGGCGACGCCATTGATATCATGAATGTTGCGATTAATGCTCAACAGGCAAAAAATGTTTTTTTTAAAGGATTAAGATCAAAGATTGAAAATTCACCTTGGTTTAGTTCTAAGTTTATTGCAAAGATTGACAGTATAGAGTTTGATAAATCTATTACTGTATATTCCGGCCATTCAGAAAGAGAGTCTCACGAAGGTCTTAATCTTATTCTTGCCGTTCTTGATGAGATATCTGGATTTGCTGTTGACTCTGTTACTACTGGAGATAGATCCAAAACATCTAATAATTTATACCGAGCATTTCGTGGATCTGTTGACTCTAGATTTCCAGATTATGGAAAGATTGTTATGCTTTCATTTCCTCGGCATAAAGATGACTTTATTTCTATGGTCTATGAAGACTGTATTGCAGAAAAAAATATACAAATAAGAAAACATAAATTTGTTTTAAATAAAGATCTGCCGGAAGATGATCCAGAAAATTCATTTGAAATATCTTGGGAAGAAGATAATATTATTTCCTATAAATATCCTGGAGTATTTGCTCTTAAAAGACCAACGTGGGACATTAATCCTTTACGATCAATAGAAGACTTTAAAGTATCATTTTATAGAGATACTAATGACTCATTAATGAGATTTGCATGTATGCCGACTGAATCATCTGATACATTTTTTAAGTCAAGAGAAAAGCTTGAGAAATGTTTGTCACTTGTTAATCCAGTTTCTGATAAAAGAATATTTAATACATCATTTGCTCCAGACCCAAATGCGCTTTATTTTGCTCACGCAGACCTTGCACAAAAGCATGACAAGTGTGCTGTTGCCGTTAGTCATGTTGAAAAATGGGTTGAAATAAGTGTTTTTAATAATTATCATCAAGTCGTTCCATTTGTTGTTGTTGATGCAATTGCATGGTGGGAGCCAAGAAAAGAAGGTCCGGTAGATTTATCTGATGTTAAAAATTGGATATTTAATTTAAGAAGAATGGGATTTAATTTACAACTAGTGACCTTTGATCGTTGGCACTGCCTACCCGGTCATGCACTTGTTCATACTACTAATGGGCCTGTGCGAATGAAAGATATTCGAGAGGGCGACGAAGTTATGACAAGATTTGGGAAGGCAACTGTTGGATCTAAAATGGAAACTGGAGAGCAAGAAGTTTTTAGAATTACAACAAGGCTTGGATATGAGTTTGAAGGAACGGCAAATCATCAAATGCTTACAAAGCGTGGATGGAAAACAATATCAGAGCTGACTAATGATGATGAATTACTCCGAGTGTCTGAAAATAATGAACTTTGGATAAAAATTAGAAAGATTGAGTCAGTAGGATCGATGCCAACGTACGACATTTATGTACCGGAATACAATGAGTTTATCGCCAATGGCTTTGTTACACATAATAGTTTTGATATTCAAAGAGATTTAAAAGATCTTGGAATAAAAACAGACACTTTGTCTGTTGCTAAAAAACACTATGAAGATTTGGCAATGTTATTTTATGAAGAAAGAATTGCTGCCCCTCATCTTTCAGAACTTTTAAATGAATTATTGCAATTAAGAATAACTGATAAGAATAAGGTCGATCACCCTAGAAAAGGTGGAAAAGACTTATCTGACGCATTGTGCGGGGCGGTCTATAATGCCATATCTCTATCGAAGAAAGATAATGATCAAGAAGTTAATATTCATACATGGTCTTCCATAAAAGAAGATAGAATGATACAATCTTCGGAGGAAGAAGAGGAAAAAGAAAATGTTTATGGAGATATTAAAGAATTTCTTTTTCAATACAAATTGATATAAAGATGATATAATAATTTTATGCCGTGGAAAGTATTAAGAAATTATAAGTCGTGCCGTGGATATGCTGTAGTAAAAGATTCGGATATGAAAGTGGTTGGATGTCATGAAACAATGGATGGTGCACAAGCTCAACTGAAAGCTCTTTATGCATCAGAGGGAGAAATGAAGTCAACTGGTTCTAGTGGGGTATCGGCAGGTGCGATAACTAATCAAATTACACCGAATAAAAAGCCACAGAATATAAAAGAAAAAGATAAAAAAGTTAAGAAGCAGATGGGCGACGGTCAAGTGTTTTACGACAATTTGCCCGAAGATGAGCAAAAACTTGCCGATGCCCTTCTAGAACTTGTTGCTGAAATAGGATATTTGGATGAGGCAGAAGGAATATATGTAGGATATGTCGATGGAAGTCAAAATGACAATCTTGACATGAATATTAAGTGTGGAACATGTGCTCTACATGTAACAGACAATAAATGCTCTATCATAAAACAAGAAATTGAAGAAAATGGACTATGCAGATTCGCGGTAATTCCCTATGAATATGCAAATTCAATAAGAGAGAACTCTGAAGGAGAAGTGAATATGAACAAAGCAAAATATTCTGAGCAGAATAGAAGAAGAATGGCAATGACTGGTGCTGCCATGGAGGATGGGTCATTTCCAATTGCAGATGCTGAAGACTTAGAAAATGCAATTTCATCTGTTGGTCGTGCCAAAAATTATTCTGCGGCAAGAGCTCATATTATTAGAAGAGCAAATGCCCTAAAAATGAGAAATATGCTTCCTGAAGATTGGAAAGTTTCTGGCCAAAAGTCAATTGAAGTTGAAGAATTTAATGGTGGATTTCTCAGTAGAATATAGGTGATTTAATGTCAGAAAATATTCCAACTGACGCCATGGCTTCTAATGCAGAAAGGGGCCTGAGGCTTCGTCGTGAATTTGGTCGTGGAGGTACGGCTGTTGGAGTTGCCAGAGCCAGAGATATTTCTAATAAGAAAAATCTTAGCGACGATACTGTATTAAGAATGCATTCATATTTTAGTCGTCATGAAGTTGATAAACAGGGTCAGGGATTTAATGCTGGAGAGCCGGGCTATCCGTCAAATGGACTTATCGCATGGCTTCTATGGGGTGGAGATTCTGGAAAAACTTGGGCAGAGTCAAAAAGAAATGCAATTATGAGAGAAAGGGAAAAGTTTTCGACTTCAGATGATCTTGAAAAAGCTCCTGCACCACCAAAAGATCGTATATCTGGATCATCAAAAAATCCAGAAGGAAGCGCCTCTGGATCAAGAGGTGGAATAGAATTCACAGAATCAATTAAAAATAGTTTACGATTAAAGGCAAAAGAACATAATGAAAGAATGTCTTCTCGTGGCCGCCCCATGTCAACAAGAACAAACTATGGAGTCCTTGCATCAGTATATAGACGTGGAGCAGGTGCATACTCAACAAGTCATCGTCCGGGAGTATCTAGAGGTGCTTGGGCTATGGCAAGAGTAAATGCTTTTTTGTATCTTCTTAGTTCAGGAAGGCCAAAAAATAGTAATTATGTAACAGACAACGATTTACTACCAAGTGGCCATCCCAAACATAGTGAAAGCAAGAAGTCTATTAATAAAGTTTGGCAAAATAGTCCATTCAATCCTTTAGTATAATGGAGTGATAATCATGGCAAAAACAAGTCCAGCACGAAGATTATTTTATATCTGTTCAATATCAACAATGGTATTTAATATTGTTAATCTTATTTTTGCCATAGATACTCGAAAGTCCATAATGTTTTTTGATTCAATGATGGAAAAACATAAAGATGAGCTTCATAACATGTATTATGAAAAGGCATCTGGAAACGTAGAAACTCAGATGTCTAAAATGATAGGCAAGTCAACTTTAAAGATGGTTATTCTAAATAATTCAGACGCATTCTGGGTACAAAATCATACCTTCTATCATGGGAAAGTATTTAATGGAGAAGTTGATGGAGATTCAGTTAAACCAATAGATGTTTTTAATGCTTCAAAGAAAGATATTAATTTTCTTTTTGATGTTCTTGACGATATTAATGAATAGAGGATATAATGATTATTGTTGTAGAAGGTTCAAAGACTTTCTCAAACTACGAGTCTTTTATGCGTGGTATGGGTGTAGCATTGTCATATCCAATGAAGTCTGATAAAATTTATGTATGGTCTTTAGGACCAACAAATATTAATCGCTTTACCGCCGCATTTTGCAACTCATCAGAAAATTATTTAAGACAGAAAGGCTTAAGGGTTAGGCATAGCAAGGTGACATACGATCATGCTAAAAATAACATGAAAAATATTTCATACTATGCATTCTTTTGCAATAGAAATGATAAAAATTCTCAAACGGTTGCTCTTGCAGAAATATCTGGAGTGGAGGTAGGTGTGTTTAAATACTGATGAGTAAGGATACTATTTTTATAGAGGTGGCAAAAGAGTATGCCAGCCTGTCTGAGGCAAGAAAAAAGCACGGGGCTATTGTTGTTAAAAAGGGTAGAATTATAGGACGAGGGTATAATAAGAATACCAATAATCCAAAATATGTTTCAGAAGAGCACATTAAAACAGGATGTTCCAGACATGCTGAAGTTGAAGCAATGCGTAATGCTCAATGGAATGTAAGAGGATGCACTCTTTATGTGGCAAGAATAAATAGAATGGGGCAAATAGGAAATAGCAAGCCATGCATTTATTGTCAAGAAAGAATAAAGAATCTTGGAATTAAAAGAATTGTATATACGACAGGAGAGAGAAAATGGATCTCAATGAATGGTCTTTAGTATTATTTGGCTTCCACCTATTGTTTATTGCTAGTCTTTCTATCGCATTGGTTATGGGGCCATCACTTATTAAATTTGGCGCAGCACTATTATTCTGGTTTCTGCAACAGGCAGCATTTCTTGTATATGGAATAATGACAGGCCAGTCAGGATTTGTGCTTATAGCTATGAGTGAATTCTTTATTGCCGGAGTAATGATGATCTTTTCTTCTAAGATTGTGAGTTCAGATGATAGTAAATGATATTTATGAAATGGAAAGAATTGTTGCTAACAATGACAAGCTTCATTGGAATAATTATGATGTTTGGCTTTTAGAAAAACAAAGCTCTGCAGACCTTCTAAGCAATGGAGTGTACATAGATGGAGATTGGTATATTCGTACCATTTTCCCGGTAGAAAAAGATGGCTGGAATATACCGGAGAAATTAATGAAATGATTCCAGAATGGACTAAACAATCTCTATGTGTTAATATGGACACAAATATGTTTTTTGATACATATGAAAATAATGACGATGTTGCTTTAGGTGTTGACATCATGTGTTCAAGATGTCCTGTGAGAAAAAAATGTTTTGCATATGGAGTTAGTAACAAAGAAACTGGAGTTTGGGGTGGTGTATACTTTCAGAATGGACAGATATCCATGGAGCACAATCGTCATAAACAGAATGAAGATTGGGCAGATGTATGGCTGTCATTAACACTTGATGGAGATTAAATGTATAGCGAGCAAGCAAGAAAGGCGGTTAGGTCAATTCCAGTTCCATCAGATTTTATGATGGACATTATGGAATATCCAACAAACCCGCCTTTCATTGGATTAAGATTTTATGAAAGTCAATGGACATACTTAAGTGAAAATGAAAGATTAGAGTGCATTCAATATATGCAAATAATAAAGAAAATTTTACAATCGTATGGAAATATGGTAGCATTAGATCCGGTAATTGATGTAACAAAAGTCCCACCGGGGGGCTTTAAAAAAGATAAGGAGAGATAGATGAATTCAATTATGATTACCTCAATTGGCAATCTAGTACGAGACCCTGAAGTTAGGGGTAATACAAACTC